TGGCCGAGGACCGCGAGCGGTTCCAGAAACTGCTGAAGAAGCTCAAGCTGCGCCAACCGGCCAACGGCACCGCCACGTCTCTCGCCGAAGTTACCACTTCCTTCCAGTCCGCTTCGGTGTTCACGAACGACTGGCAATAGCTGTCTTTGTAGAAACCTTCCTCGGCCAGCGGCGTCCATTCGCCGGCCTTCAGAATGACTTGAATGCGGTAGGCGATGGCGTAATCGCCAAGCGAGCCGTCGTCCATGCGTTTCGGAAAATCTTCCGGAGACCAAATTGACCAAGGCATTATTCATCCCCTTTTTGTGTCTTTGCAGCGACTTCGGCGATTGCGCGTACGCCAATTTCGTTGCTCTCTTCGGTGCTGTTTTGCCCGTAAACGACCACGCTGAACTTCGCCAGCATATCCTCTTTCTGCATGGGAGGCGTGGTGTAAGTCTTCGCGCTGGGCGACCCGGCGATCAAGGCCCCGTTCTTTTTCCAGTGGAACTTGTAGGGAGCAACCAGGTCGGTTTCAATGGCAAAAGTAGCCAGGTCTCCGGTAATGGCTTTCGGCGTGGTGCAGATAATTTTTGTGGCCATCAATTGTCTCCAAACACGCGTTCCCAAGCCTGGGCATACGAACGGGAATAGCCCACGCGCGATTCCGAAATGTGCAACCCGGCGTGAACGACTTTCTGCGCAGCCTCGGTGTATTCCCCATCCATCGAATGGTCCCAATCCTTTTTATACGCGTCGCGTTCGTTCTCGTAAAATCTTACCACTTCCCGCGCCGTGCTCGTTTCCCTGTTTCCAACGGAAAGAATCTGCAAGTCCCTGTCCGTTACGCCGGCTTCTTCCGTGGTGCGTGCCACGTACTCTTCGCCGCGAGCGTCTTTCCCGATAATATCAAGCCGCCCATCGGAGCGCTTCTTCGGCTTGAGTTTCCAGCCCTCGGGCAGGCTCGCCATCAGGCAACCTGATACAAACCGGGCAACGGCGACGCTTGAGCCGCGAAATCGAAGTTCGTTACCGTGCTGGCCGCAGCCGCAAGAGCCGTAGAAAGCGCCGCGTTCTGCGCCGCCGTCAGTTCCATGTCCACCAAGATAGATTGGTAGGGCAGCGTGCCGGTGTAAACCTTCAACCGCGCGGCGCCGGAAGCCCCTGCGATTGCCGTGCATTCGAGACGTGTCGCAACCAAAGTCGCCATCTGATTCTCCTTATCCCGTGTGGGCAAAAACGTCTGCCCCGGTTCCCGTACCCAAAGTGACTGTCGTAAAATTCAAACGCAAGGTTCCTTCTCCACCCAACCCGCTCAAGTCTGCTTTTTGAATGGAAGGCAATGTGCCAAAAGTCAGCACTTGCCCCGTGGCAGCGAATGTCGTGCCATCCAGTGCGGCTTCCACATTGGCAGTTAAGGCTGTTACTGTCCCTCCGCGATTCACCGCTTCAAACCATACTTGGCCGCGATAAACGGAAGATTGCGGAGGAAGGCCAAAAGTGCCATTGGGGGCCGTGCCAACCGTTCCCGTGGTGTTGACCGCGCCGCCAGCCGCCACATAGAGCGATTCGTCAACGCCGACTCGAAGCGTCTTTTGCAGGATGTTTGTGGCGTTGGCCATTTAGATCAATGTCCGAACGCGCAAAGCAGCGTCTTGACGGCGGTGACGTTAGTGGTATTCGCTACTTCCACGCCGGTCGAACTGACCGCCAAGCCAAGATTCCCTGTTGCGCTGAAAATGATGGCGTAGGTAGCCACTTGGCCATCCGCGTAAACGCCAACGGGTCCAAAAGTAGGAGGCACTTGCAATTGCGAATCACTGGTGGACGCGAACGTGTTGAACGTAAAAAGTGCAGGAGTCATCGCGTAGCCGCCAGTCGGATAACTGGTGTCGCCATCCGCTTCAATAATGCAGAAGAACTCCGAAGCGCCCCATGCCCACTTGTACTTAGGTAAAATTGTCAGCGCCATCGATTACTTTCCATTCTCCGGGTCGTACTCGGAATCCTTGGACTTGAGCGGCCCGTTGATGGTGTTACTGCTGGGATCGTCGAGACTGTCGAGCGCCTTCGAAATAACATCTTTCGGAGGTTCGGGCACTTTCCCGTAAATATCGCGTTCTGCCATCGTCTTTCTCCTTTAAGGCTTTGCCTGTCCCAAATTGCCGGTGATGTCGCGGGAACTGGAGGCGTCCGGCCCGGTTGCGCTTTCCGCCTCCGAAGTTTTCCCAACGCCTTTCATGCACTTCATGGCCATGTCCGTCACTTTTTGCACGTCGGGCTGTTCGTCCTTACCGTAGATTTCTTCTTTGCTCATTGGCCTTAGTATCCAGCGGGAACGCCAAGCGCCGGAATGGCAGTATTTGCGTTCGGGAAATATGCCCCAAGATTTCCACGGAACTCCAGATAAGCCACAAACGTATCGTTGTAACCGCCCGTGGTTGTCGGAACGCGGTTCAGAATCGAGCCTGTCCGGTCGTCGAAGGAAAGTTTCCGAGCCGTGACTTTCAGCATGGAATCCTTGTTTACGAAATACAGCGTATCGCGCGGAGCGTCCGTGTCGATCACCCACGGAATGCCCTCGAACTCGAACGCCGTATAGCCAAGGTCCATCTTCATGGCGTTGCCGTTGAACTGCTTCAGCGTCCAGCCCATGTCCACGTAGGCATGGAGTTGTGCGCCGTGGCTCCAGATGCGGAGCTTATTCAGGTCCACCGCGCCGCGCGCTTGCTGGATAACCCAGATGCCGCGCCGCAGGAAGTCGCGGGTCAGCGCCGGGGTGCCGGAAAGTGAAATCACGTTGGCGTTGTAGTTCGGGTTGTTTGCCCGGTTGATGTTCTGGAAGTTGGCGGCGAAGGTGCCAGTGTCGATGATGACTTTTAGTCCTGCCATCGCCTTGTTGAAGGAACCGGAAGAGACAACGCCGTCGCCCGATACCAGCACGCCGGCAGCGGAAGCTGGTCCAACCACGATGGTCACAGCGCCAGCCGCCGCCGTAAGATTCGTGGTACCGGCAGCGCCAAGGATGTTGGATACGGAAACGATGGTTGCCGTTCCCTTGACGGTAGAAGTTACCCCGGTCAGGAAATCGACCGTCAACCCTGGCCGAAGGTAGCGGGCGCCATCGCCCAAGCCCGTCACGTCCACCGTGGTATTGACGGTAGTCGAAAGCGTTACGCCGGCTCCGGCCTTTGCCAAGATGCCGGTCCCATCGAGGAACGAATACCAGTTCAGTTCCTTGACCGCCTGCACCACGGCGTTGCGGACGTTGAAAGAAAGCGTCTTGACGTAGTTCGTCGCATCGCCCCCACCGCCCGCATCGAGCGCCGCGCCGGTAAACTGCACCGGCTTGACGTAGGAGTAGAAGCCAACAATGGCGCGGTTGGTCTTTTCGGAGTCTCCGGAAGGGAGCGCCCCGCCATCGCCGTACCATGCGTGCTGGCCGTTCGGAGCCATGTGAACGGGAATTTCTAGGCCCCTATTCGAAATCATCGTGCCGGAACCTTCGAACACATCGTTCCAGAGCACGGCAGCCGTGTTGAACTGTTTTTCAACGCGGGGATTGAAGACGACCTTGAAAATAGGGTCTGCTGCGGAAAGATCTAATTGTCCCACTGAATGCCTGCTTTAGAGAGGCTGCTACTTGTAGGCCGCCCGGAGTGCAGTCTGTTCATCTGTGGTGAGGTCTCCCCAAATCTTGTCCTTGCCGTGGCCTTCCTGTTGAGTGGAAGACCCGTTCACGTTCTCTGCGGCATTTGGAAGAGTGCGTTCCCCACGCGCTTCGACTGCGGCGCGTTTATCGTTGGCGGTGGTAGCAGCGGCTTTGGTTTCAGCAGTAACGAGGCTTACGGCCTTCGAGAAGTATGTCGGCACATCCACGTAAACACCTTGATTGATTCGCTTTGCGGCGGCATTGTCCGACCAAAGCAGTCGTTCTGCCTTGAGGCGGATATAGTCGCGATCTCTGTCGGGAACGCCTTTTTCCTTCAGCTTCGCATCGAGATTATCGAAAGCGGTGTTCAGCCCGCCAAGGATGGTCTTTTGCTGCGCCGCCGTTTTTTCTTGCGTGCGTTCTTCGACTAGTGCCGCTACTTGCCGTTCCAGTTTTTCAATCACAGGGTTGGGTGCCGAACTGGCGGTGCTGCTCGCACTGCCATGACCGTTAGATTTTCCTTCACGGACATCCTGAGGTAGACGGTTAAACCAGCGGTCGCTGACCTTTTCGAGCAACTGCTTGTGCAGCTCGGGGTCGTTCTTCTCAATCTCATCCAAAAGCAAATCCGGATTGTTCTTGAGAAGCAAGGGAAGATTTTCAAGCGCCTGTTTCGCGGTCTTGAACTCCGCTGCGTTAGCCGGAGTAATTCCCATGTCTACTAGCTGTTTGTACGCCTCTACATCCGCTTCCGTGAATTGTGGCTTGGTTCCCGCCGCCGCAGCTTCCGCCGCTTTGGTTTCGCCCGCTGTCGTTTCAACAGGTTTAACGGTTTCCTGCTGAGTTGCAGTGGTCTCAAGCTCCTCGAACGAAATTTTGGATTCGCTCACGCTACTCCTTGTACGCTACCTAGTTCCTGCCTGTCAATCAAAATCAGCCATGCCGCCCATTCCGCCTTCTTTGTTGCGCGGAGTGGGACTGTCCGCGAGGCCCGACGTGCGAACCGTTACCTCCGGGAGGTTGCGGCTGATGCGGTTTCATCTGCGCCCCTTTTTGCTGGCCGGCTTTTTGCCTCTGTTCCGGAGAAACCTGTTCATTCGGATTAGCGGGCTGACCGCCAGCTTCTGTTCCCGCCCCTTGAATCGCACCCATAGCCGCCGTTACCGTCTGCATATTCTGCATATGAGCGAGCAAATGCTGATAGGCGCCTTGCTGCACGGGTTGAGGCTGGCTATCCCACTCGTCGGAATTCATCCAGTTCCGCAGGGTTTCGATATGCGCCATATCGTCGTCTTTGAAGGCGGTGGGCTGAGGGAACTGTCCCTGTTTAAACTGCTCGATTTCTTTTGTCTGAACCTTTGCCCCCCGGTGCGAATCGTCGAGATCAGGAGACAACTGATAAAGCTCCAGCACTTTTCTGCGAACCTGCGGAGGGAGCTGCGGATTGAACGCGCCGGAGGCAATGGCTTGATTGAGCGATTGTTGTTTGATAGGGTCTAGCGGAACGATTCTGGCGATGACTTTTACCCGGTCCATCTTCAGCGCTTCGCCGCGCAGCATTTTGAATTCCCACTGGCCATTGTCGCCCATGCTGGCCTGCACGCGGTCGTCGAGCCAATTCTCCGCGTCTATCTTGAGCATCTGCATGGCCCAAGTCTCGTTCGCTTCCTTGTACATGAGCTGGAGCGGGGCGAGCATTCCCTGCGCCTGATTGACGGCCACCTGCTGTCCGCCGAAAGTATTGATTCCCTCTTCGTGCATGCCGATGGAAGCGGGAGAAACCCCGGAATGGAACTGCATATCCTGCAAGCGGCTGTTTTTCCATTGCCAGACATCCGGTGAAATCTGCCCGCCGGGATGCCATTTCACCGCCTGATCGATGTTTCTTTGCCCGAGGTTCTTGCACTCGATCATGTAGCCGCCGTCGCGGATGATGTTGTTCTTCTCGATCTTCTGCGTATCAGCCAGCAAAAGAGGCATGGTGTTGTAATCCACGTGCCGCATCAGCATGCGGTCGCATTCGTCGAACTGCATCTGAAGAGGGATTAAATCGTCGTCGCCGTCTCCCCAGAAACGCCCTTCCACGTGGATGTGCTTAAAATGGGTCCAATGGTCGTCCATCGACTCGTTGCGCGTTTCCACGAGCGTGTCGTCGGCTTTCGCACCGAACAATCCTTCTGGGAATTTCTTCCGCATCTCCTCGTCGAAGAAATACATGCTGGGGCGAATCCAGCCCTGAATCAGCGTGGTTTTCTGTTGAACCACGGCACGTTCGTACCAGCCGGGATACTGCGTGGGGTCAGAAGGCAAATCGGGAATCGCTTGCTGGTAGATAAGCCCGATATCCTCGCTGGCGTTGACCGTTTCCCCTGCTATGGATTCCGCCGTGCCAATCCTGCTTTTCGGGAAAGTAGCCTGCAAAGCAATCCTGTCCACCATCCGCACGCGCAAGAGATACGGGGCCTGCTTCATATTTTTTGCCGAACTGCGTACGTAAACCTCAAACGGCCAAATCACTTCGCATTCTTCTTGTCCCTTGGGGTAAGCGACTTTCCCGGATAGCTTGGGAACTTGCGCCGTTTGCGGGGGGGTGTTCTGTACCGGCTGCTGGGCGCTTGGACCGCACGAGGGACAGACTTCCTGGTTGCCCTCTCCGGAGAGACCACAGTTCGGGCACTGCCAGTTCCCCTGGTCGATCTGCATCTCCACGTCTTCGTAAACCGGCTCGGTGACGAATCCGTATCTCGGGTCAACGGAATAGTAGTTGTAGCGGAAGGAGTTTCCGTAAAGACGAAGATTGATCGCTTCCATCGCCCGGATGGCGTCATAGCCGATATTTTCCTTCGAGATGTCGAGCGCGGCCCTGGCTGCTTCCGCTATGCCCTGCGATTCGGGGTCCGGGGAAGTCGGCTGCGCGATGAATTCAGGCGCCGTCTGGACGTACATCGCCGCGCCATAGCGGATATAGCTTCGGTAGTAGTTCGAAGCGAATCCGTACTCTGCAGAGTTCACGCCGATGCTGTCGAAAGAAAACCCTATGTCGGAGAGCACGGAATCGTGATACCCGGTATAGAAAAGATGGTTGCGGAACCACTTGCGGTGAAGCTGAAGTTTTTCGTACTGGCTCTCGAAATAATACCTGTCGAGCAGCCACTTGATGCGCTCTTCGATAGGCCGCGAAAGGGGATAGCTCGGCTGGATTCTCGATTTATCCGTTTTCCCTTTTTCGGCGACGTTCGAGTCTTGCCCGCCACGGAACAGCCCCGCGACC